GCCGAGAACGACCGGATGAACAAGTTGCCTATCCGCGTCCCGTGGGCGTCGATGCCGAGGGAATGCCGTAGCGCACCCGTACGAGCCTGGATGCCGGGACGCCCCCGCATTCCCCGCGTGACCTTGCTCCGATGCTCGCGGTGGTGCTGCATCAGTTCCCGTTTGAAGTGCTTGAACAGCGCAAGCGGGGCCTTGTCGAGAGCCTTCTCCAGCTCCTTGGTATTCACCTCTACTCGGATGTCCTTAACCGCCAAGCGTCCACCGCCTGTGCTCGTCAAGTAGGCCCTTGCTCGCCTTCAGCCAGGTCAATGCGCCGTCCCATGAAACGCCACCGCCGGGAGTCTCTATGCCTGCCGCGCCGAGGCTGCCTTTCCGTGCGTAGTGGTACGCCACTTGCATATCTACCGCCGTGGCGATCTCCGGAAAGTCGACAATGAAGCTCGCCGTGGAGGGTGCCATGCCGCCCGTATAGACCACACGCAGAGTCGCCGGCCCCCAATCCAGCGGATAGCCGTCCATCCGTAGCAGGCCGTTCTGCGTGTCGGTGTGGTAGTACGCGGATGAGATCGCGGTGACGCTCGACCACGCCCGCGTACCGTCGTTGTAGACGGCGCTCACGGTGGTGACCGGATACCGCGACAGCGTGAAGACCTGCTGCCGTGGTTCCACGTCGAAGTCCTGCGTGGTTGCCCCGCTGACCGTCACGCGGTTGAGGTACTTCTCCGCACGCGCTGACCACATCTTGACCAGCGACTTGATGAAGGTGTCATTACTGTCCGCGAGGACCGTACCGCCCACGTTGATGTGGCCCTTCGCCGCTGTCATCGTTGTTAGCCGCATGATCCTCCCTCATGGGCGGGAGCCGAAACCCCCGCCCGTTGAAGGTGTATCGCTACACGGAACCGATGACCGTTGCCCCGGTCGGCTGCGCGAACGGCGCAGTCTTGGCCCCGGTGAGTACGCCGGCCACGCCGAACGTCACCGCGTTCGTACCGTCTCCGACGTTCTTGACGCGGATGTACCGCTTCCGCTTCCGCAGGTCCATCCGCAGAACGCCCACGGTGTTGGTGCCTGCGGTCGCGGTTACCTGAGTCGGGGTCAGACCCGCGATGGAGGCGTAGCTGGCCTCCGTACCCTGCGATGCCGACTCCCATACGGAAAGCTGAGACTCGGCAGTCGCCCCCGCGACGCCCGTGTGATACAGGATCGACATCTCGTCGTAGCCCCGAGTATCGATCCCCGTGTGCGTGGTCGCCGCCGCCAAGTGGGCGAAGGGCACCAGCATGCTCACGAACTTCGCGTTTCGGTCGAGGTTGTACTTCATCGGTCAGTTCCTTTCCGGCGGTTTTACCCCTCCCGGGGACGGGCGGGCCTGACCAAAGCACCCGCCCGGGAATGTGCCGCCTGTCCTTGGTTACGTGAACGACGTATCGAAGCAGAACGAGAGCGGCTGCCGGACCACGAAGTCCACGTCCATGATGGCGCGGATCCAGGTCTGGTCGGCCGCGAAGGCCGTGTCTGCGTGCTGCGATGCGGCGAACTCCAGCCCGCCCCACTGCATGACGAGGAACTGCGAGAACGCTCCGAAGATCGCATCTCCGTCCGTCAGGTTGCCGTCGAGGAAGACCGGAATGCCGTAGCACTCCTTGGAGATGGGCGTGCCTGCGCCCGTGCTGTACTTCGGCTGGCCGGCGGCGTCGGCCGCCTTCCGGAGGTCGTGCCACTGCTCGTGCTTGAGCAGCCACGCCACGCCCCCGTAGTTCTTCAGGGCGTTGCTGGCTTCGACGGTATCGATCATCGCCCACGCGAGGTCGAGCGTGATGTCCGCAGCTGCCGCCGTGGTGTTGATGCCGGTCGTGCCGGTGAGTCCGAGCGGTTGCCCGGCCGCGCCGCTGCCGTAGATGCAAGCCCGGTCCAGTTCAATGCCGATGTTCTCGGCAATGTCCTGCCTGATGAGCGACTCGATGCCCGGACTGGAGTCGCGCAGAGTCCGGTTGCTCGTCTTGATGAGTGCCGCGAGAGCGTGTGGCTGTGCGGTCTTCTGACCGAACGTTAGATTGCTCTCCGAGATCGCCGTGTTCTCTGCCACCCAGTAGGTGGTAGATCCCCCTTCCTGGGTCGGAATGAGGATCGGCCCGCCGGACACGTTGAGCATCCGGGCACCTGCGGCGAGGAAGTTCACTTCCGTCCGGATGAGTTCGATGAACTCGGACGCGAGGTATTCCGGCGGCACGACGTATCCGCCGAGACTGTCGGTGGTCGTCGCCTGTGCCGTCCGCTCCTTGGGCACCATGACCGACCGCTCGTACTCCGCGCCGGTCCAGTCGTTCGCCGCGATAGCGCGGCAAATCTTCTGGAGGGACACGGGCTTGATGTCCCCGTGCTCCTGGTGCTCGGCGATGTCGGCCGCTCTCTGCTTGTCGTCCTGCATGTGCTGTTCGAGGGTGTCCATGCGCCCGTTGATCTTCGTCAGGCACTCGGCCACTTCCTCTGCGGGAGTCACACGCTCCCACCCTTCACCGGGGCTCTTCTCGCACTCGGCGATCAAGCCCTCGGCATTGCGCCACTTGTTCATCTGTGGCCCTCCTTCTGCTTACGGATTGCCTTTGCGAGATCACCCCAGCCGTCATCCTTGGGGGATCGGTCCTCCGCAGTCTCGCCCTCGCCGTTGGCCTCCGGTGTGGGAGGTATGAGGTCGGGCGCGAACTCCCGCAGGACATCGCCCAGGCTGCTGGTCACCGTGACAGATGCCTGCTCTGCCAAGGCGTTCCTCTGCTCGTCCGTCAGTCCCGCCGGCAGCGGGATGAAGAACGGACTCACGACCACGCCCTCTGCGAGAATGGCGCGTGAGTCCGTACTCGTTGTCGGGAGTTCTTGGGGCTCCGTCCCGTTCGCCATCTGCTCCAGCAAGTCCCAGTCGCGGGACCACAACTTCGACGCGCTACGCACCGCTGCCACCGCGTCCGTGAGGTCAACGCTGGAGGACACCACCACTGCCCCCGGATCGGCGGGCACGGATACCGCGCTGATCTCAAGGAGTTCCTGCCTCGTCAGGACGTTGCCCCACGGGTCGAGCCCGAGATCTCGCCGCTCGTCGTCCGTCAACTCGGCTCGTTCCTTGGGGATGTAGCCGACCGACACCGTGTTGAGGAACCCGTTGCGGTAGAGCTGATAGATCTGCTCCGCGAGTTCGTGGTCCTCGGCAAGGCCGGCGAATTGCACGTCCGCTTCCAGGCGCGGATTGTCTCCGTCCAGCACTTTCCGCAGTGCGACGGTTCTGCCAATCGGCGGCACCTTCGGATCGTGCGCCCATAGGAAGGCGGCATTCCGCTCATAGTTCTCGGTGTTCCACCCATTGGCGCGGATGATGTCCCCGTCGCGCCCGACCATCTCGGTTGACGCGATGAAGGTAAGCGTCCGATCCTGTCCCTTTGCCGCGCGTACCTCGCAATCGACTAGGCGTGTCTTCCTGCTCATCGGACGATCTCCTCTACATCGCATCGGCAGTGGATGACCTCTTCGGCGGGTCCGCTCGGGTCGTTCGGGAAGGCAAGGCCGTTCGAGAACTCACCGCCAAAGGGGATCTCCTCCCCGTCGATCTGGTGGGTATCCCTGACGTGGGCGTCCCCGCTGTCAACCCAGACGAGGTACTTCGCCTGCCCCTCTTCGAGTTCCGCCTCATCGAACGCCGTGTGCTTCGCCCGCTGTGCGGCCTGTGCCGTCTCGGTGCGGGCTATCGTGGTGGCCCGTGAGTTCGCCGCGTTCATGACGAGCCGGATACGGTCCGAGAGTTGGGCGGTACTCTCGCCCGCAAGGGCCCCCGTCTTCAACTGCGTCCGGACCGCCTCCTTGACGGTGTCCGACGCGCGGGTGATCTCGTTCCCCTGCTGCTCCAGATTGGCGACGATGGCCGGGTGCGTCATCTCGATCTGAGCGAAACCCATGCTCTCTGAGAAGGCCACGAGGCTCGCCTCGGTCGCCTTGCGCGCCGCTGGCATCGTCTCGTCGCGGAACTGGTCGTCCCACATCTCGCCTACTTCGGCCATGAAGGCGTCTATTTCGCTCGCTGTGAGGTCGCGGGCACTGCGCCCCCCTGACGACTCAACGAATTTTAGAAGCTCTTTACGCCGCTTCCTGAGCCATTTACGGACGCCCGCCTTCATCTGCTTCTCGGCGGGGCCTTGGATGTTGTTGACGTACGCTCGCCACAGTTCGCGACGAGGGCCGGTAGCCGCCCTTGCAACCGCCCTGTCTTCATCATCATCGAATGGATTGGGTGGGGCGTCGTCGTCGGGCGGCTCCGGCATCTCGCCTGGCTCGGTGAACGGCTTCAACTGCGCGGGGGTGTCGTCTGCGTTGTCAGGCTTCGGGTTCGGGGTAGTCTCGGCGGAAGTGCCCGCGCTGCCCATGATGGACTCGGCCTGCTCGGTCGTGAGGTTGAACAGTGTCACGAGCATCCCGATCCCCGAGTCCCGGGGCAGGTCACCGGCCACGACGTTGAGGACGATCTCAAGGGCGGCTTGGATCTGTGCCCCGTTGAGTACGAGGTCTTCAAGGACTTC